GTATCTGCATCCAGCACATGCTTCGATGTTGGCGTTACCGCATCGAGTCCGTCCCAATGCAGGAAGTCGCCCTGGATATTCAGGATGCCAAATTCTGAGTCTGGCGAGCCTTCGACCATTTCTTGAATGGCCCCCACAAACTCGCGGGTCGCAATCTCTAAATCCCAATCGTCGCCTGTTTCCGCTGCCCAAGCATACATTCCTAGATGGAAGTCGGTGATGGTATAGAGCGTGCAAAGATCTTCATTTGCTGCGCGCTGGCATTGGATCGGGTCAACAGGCTTGAACTCGTAGTTTTCCAGCGTTTCGAGTAGCTGCTGGATGATCTCGGTTTGATCCTGCTTCGTCTTGACCCATTGGGCTTTGATGTCGCCCTCTGGCCCATACATCGTAGAAGTGCCAGATACAGAAAACCCCGGCGCTGCGGGGTGAGTCATATCATGCTCTGGAGAAAGGCCGCGCTTTGCCGCTCGTAATGCGGCGGCTTTCATAGCCTGAGATACTGCGGTTCGGCCAACGCCTAGCGCTTCTGCTGCGGCCCGCTGGGTTCCATGCTGCTCAATGGCAGCGATGTACTCAAGTTCTCTTAGTGTTGCGTACCTTTTTAGGTGTTCGTAGCTCACAATCGATTTCCCTCAGTTCCTCTACACAACCAGCCGGAAAAGTTGTGATGTTTCCGCCGACTTCATAGGTATCACTTATCGTTATTTTTTTCTTAGTCTTACGCACCAAAAAGCCGATTGTATAGAACAAAGGCGGCTCATCTGCTTGATTATCAATCAGATCATCGTTCCAGCCAACCCATGAGGCAATGTCTCGCCATTTGACTAGAACTGCTTTCATTCGTAATACCCGACCATTTCAAGGCATAAATAATGCTTGAGGGTTTCCAATATAGAAATGATTTCGGAATGCGATAGCTGGGCTTGCGTGTAGCCGATGTCCCAGGCTCCATCATCATCATTCAAGAAAACAACAATGGCTTTATTCGCCTCGCGTTTGCCTTCCTGAATCTGCTTGATCGAATGGCGCAGCATTCCCTCGACATCCCAAGACATCGAGGAGTTTGTGTAATCACTCAGTTCGATTGGTTCAGCCATCCCCAGTCCTCCGGTTGTTCGTCAAGGCGCTTGCAGTCCATATAAGCTACCGGCGGCAGTTCATAGGCGGCCAAAATTAGGGCTGCTTCTTCTTTGGAGGACGAAGGGATTGCATCTTCGGTGAAGCCAATGGGGTTGCCATCATCATCGTAGAAGATTTCGTGTACATACAAATCCACTTCTTCATCCAGATAACGGTATTCGACTGTGCGGTAATTCCAGCTCATTAGTCGTGCCTCAGAGGTTGCTTGCCAAAAATGATTCGGAAGAAATTGACGATCCCCAATGCCATAGCCATCGGAGTAGGAATTGCCCAGCCAGCCAATAGTGCGATAAGTCCAATCAGCCACCACGGTGTTTCTGAGTTGATAATCTGAGTGCCTTCTACGGCATTAGCTTGGTCAGCTTTTGTGACGGTACTGTTATCGCCAGATGAAAGTTCGTCGCCAACCTGGGCGACTGCTTGATTATTTTCTGCCCCGATCTGGGCATTTGCGTTCACACCGTCCCCTCCACCTGGCATGAGATTAGAAATCGCGGAAAGCATAGAACAGCCTGAGAGCGCCGCAGAGAGTAGGAGCAGGGTTAGTACCTTCTTCACGAGATCGCGCCTCCTGGGGCGTTTCAGGGCGTTTGAGGGCTATTTTCTGGATGGACGGACTGTTCTGCTCTTTTTGCGGGAGATAATCAGGCGGCGATTGCGCTCAGTAATCATCATTCCGGCTGCTTCGGTCTGGCGCTTCAGTTCTGCGTATTTCTCAGCAAGGGTCAATCGCTTCATAGCTTCTTATCCTGGCAGGGCATGATGTAGTAAATGGCGGGAGGTTGCTGAGGCGGCTGGGGAGGTGGGGCAGGTTGCATCATCTGCATCCAAGTCCAGGGCATCATCCAACTCACGAAAAGAAGTCCTTAGACCAAGCCACAATGACTGCGCCAGCAGCCAGCCACATAAAGCGGTCAACGATCCGAAACACAACTCCGCGCTGGGTCATTTCGGTATCGATTCCGTCTACCTTTTCTTCGAGTTTGGTTTGCCGATCATCGTAGGAGTCCATGCGCTTAAACAGCGTAATCATGCGTTCCTCCATTCGGGCTAACGAAACAACCGCGTCAGAAAGTTGGTCAATCTTCGTTTCAATCCTGGCGAGGCGTGTTTCATCGGTCATCGCTTAGCCCTCGAAATCTGCCTTGCTGAAACCGAATCTTTCGATTGTTGAAAGATCTTCTACGTCAACCCAAACCGGATCGATCGGATCGCCGTCATAGTCTGGATCATTATAGTTTTCTGGATATTCGGCCTGATTTTCCTTGCGAGTCATGCTGCCTTTCAGGGCGGCCATGAAGTCTGCGTGCTGCTGAGTTCCGGCAATCGCGTCCAGATCTTCGCGGGTGTTAATTACGGGTTTCGATTGCATAGCTTTGTTCCATCCATTTCAACAGGTTGTTTGCATCTGCCCATTTTACATGCCCAAGCCAGGATGCAAGAAATTTAGTCAGCGCGATTTGGTCATTGTACTTCACGAACTTGCGAACCTTCCGTTTTGCTCTAGTTACCGAGGATTTCCTCAGAAGTTTGTGGCTTTTCCAAATCCGGTATCCGAGGAAATTGATCCCTTTTGAGGTTGATCCAACTTCCCACTTGCTGATTTTCAGCTTTAGGCAATCCTCAGAAAATTCCTCAATCCGAGCGAATGAATCGCGCAACTTGGAAAGATTGTGATCCAGAATTACAGCATCGTCCATATAGCGCGCCCAATGCCTATGCCCTAGATCGAAATGGATGAACCGATCAAGTGCGTTCCCATAAACATTCGCGAAAAGCTGGCTAGTTAGGCTGCCAATCGGGATGCCCTTCCCTTCCGGCGGAATGATCTCCCGCAGTATCTCTAGCGTTGCCCGGCATTGAATCTTCTTTTCAATCATGCCATGCAGAATTGCCCGATCGATGCTGGGGAAGTATTTGCTGAAATCAGTTTTCAGGAAGTAGGGGAAATTTCCCTTTCTGAGCATCGATTGGACGTGCCTAACGCCAGAATGTGTGCCCAACCCCTTCCTGCACGCAAAGGTGTAGGGCATGAGGGAGGCCTCAAATATGGGCGAGATGATGTTGCAGGTGGCGTGCTGGACAAGCCTGTCTTTGAAGTCTAGGGCAGAAATGATCCGAGGCTTTGGCTCGTAGATCGTGAAAACCCTGTAATTGCCTATCTTGTAGGCGCGATCAAGAAGTTCCTCTTGAATCAGTCGGATATTTGCTTCGGAGAATTCTTTAAACTCAAGGTATCCCCAACTCATCCGCTTGCCCTTTGCGGTCTTGCGGTAGGCCTCTCGTAGATTGTCTATGTCCGTGATCTTGTCGATCAGGTTTCTGTGTTTTCTGCCCATAAAAACGCTGGCCCCGCCTTTCGATATTTCACTACTCTGCGTTCTGCCAAACCCCTAAACGTATTCCCCGAAGGAGGACAAGCCCGGCTGACCACATTTTTTAAGGCCAGATCATCAAGCCGTAGCGTTGATGAATCATTGTGCGATGTAGACACAGACGAAGCGCGACCCGATGTTGTTGTTCGAGTTCGATGCGGCGTTGTTCCAGTTCGAGCATCGTGAACCGGAATTCGACGTGTTGTTCCAGTTGCCGCCAAAGTTCGCAGCGTTTTCACCCAGGTTGCCCCTGCTGTTTCCTTCTTTTAATCCATCCATTTAGCATTGCGCCAACTTCTGCGGTCAAAATTTGAGCCGTTTCTAGCTGGTGCTGCGTCATGCATTTGATCTTCAAAAGAAACCGCATCCAGTAACGAAGCTGCGCTAGTCCAGCGTCAGCCGCGTAAATCTTGGAAATCTGATTGGATTTCCCCGCCTGAAAAAATAGATCAGGCTGCCCTAAAAGGCACTCTAAAAACATATTCCTAGCAATCCCATGCTTTCTCGGCATGGATTGGGCTATCGGGTAAAGATAAGCGATTACGCGCTCATACTTTTCCACGATAGCCATTTGGTCAAAGCATCGAGTGCCCTCTTCTATTGGCTTCATCGGCGCTTTCGCGCCTCTTAATCAAGCGACAGGTGGTCACAGACGAAGCGCGACCCGATGGCGTAGGTCGAGTTCGACGCGCTGCCCCAGTAGCCGCCCAGTAGCGCAGCGTTGGGTGCGTTGTACTCGGAGCCACGCCCTTCGGTATTGGCGTTCCAGCTTGCGCCTGCATAGGGGCCACCACGATCTCGTGCCCATACCC